TTCTTTCAACAAGCAGTCCGTCAAGACCTCTGCCAATAATCGTATATGATTCTGAAATCTTTCCTTCCTCTGTTAAGGTAAGTTCCTTGCTTTCAATTATTCCTGCCCTGTAAGAACCGTTTATGTAGACCGCTATGATATTCCCGAGCTCCAGATAACTAACATTGTTTTTATACCTGTTTATGTTTATCTGAAAGTTATCAATGGTCCTGTATTTAAAATGAAATTTTAAATATTCATAGTCATCTATTATTCCAAGCAGTGTCAGACTTGAATCAAATATTGAAACTGGATACATTTATACTCCACTGTATCTTTGGTAATATTGAAGCTGCCCTTTGGCATTTGCTCCTTCGGAGGTTGCGCTGTAACTTATGTCGTTTTCACCTGGAACTAATTGCCAGAACTTACTTGATGGATCTACATATTCAAAAGCATTGCTGTAAACTCCACCAGATAAAATCTGCACACTCTTTGAGCCAAAAGCAGTATTTATTATAAGAGTATCCCCATCATTAATTGTCTTAACAATTGTCAGACTCTCTCCGATAGTATTATTTGTAATTACCGGATCTGTTATTTCCCCGCTGAAAGTAATAAGTATCGGTGTATTTACATTACCGGTATTGTTAATTGTTATTTGAGTTCCCACAGTTCCGAAATTTATAGGAAAACTGAAAGGAAAACTAAGTCCGCCTGCAAATCCTACAAGATATGATGTTAAAATATTAGGATCATACCAGAATGGATTGGGAGCGATAAATTGTATTATAACCATCTGATGAGTTTCACTCTGTCCTTCACCATCAGGAAATCTTAAACCGGATACTATGCAGTCAATATGGTAAATTGTCCCATCTTCCTGCTGCCATATTAATTTACCAAGTCCAAGCTTAGGATTAAAATACCGGTTTACCAGTAATCTTCTGTTAAACACCTGCTGTCTGGTACTTCCTGTTATGGCAAATTCAACAGTCAAAATCCTTTTATCATAAAGCGTGTCAATAAATGTTTCTCCGTCCTGATAAGGTGCTTTTGATAATTGAGAAATAACCGGAATATCACCGAATCCGCTCCAGTTAGGAGTAAGTATATAGTCCCCTTGGATATTAAATATTTCACTATTTGCATTTTCAAATGATATTAGCATTAAGAAATTCCTAACCTTATTCCAAGCTCTCTGTTTAATAAATCAATTTGCCTTGTAAGCTCTGATTCAGTCAATGGTTTTGGAGAGTTAATAGTAATATTTTGGGTAATACCTGGTTGAGCTGATACATCATTTTTTCTATTTGCAAGTCCAAAAATAAACTCTGCAAGATTTCTTTGCTGGCCTGAGTTTAATACCACTTCATTTTTATGTAGTAAAGATAATATTCCACCATTATCATAAGAAGGAGTAATCATTCCTGCAGAAGCCGATAAAATAGGATTAACAACTCCCCCGTCTGAATAACCGATAATTCCACCTGATGCCCAGCCCATTAAACCTGTCTGAACCATCTTAAAAGTAACATTCATTCCATCCATCTGCTTTAATTTGCTATAAAGTCTGTCAACATCACTTTCAACTCCATTCATATTGTGGCTTATATGAATAAATCTTTCTCTTGTAACCCAATCAAGTTTAATATCTAATTCATCTGCTTTTTTAATAATTTCTCCAGCTGTAAAGCCATAAGTTTCTGCCATTTTCATAAAAGCACTTTCGCTAATTGCTCCTGCTTCAACAGCATTCAACCCAGCTGTTATATAAAGTTCTGCAAGCTCTTTCTTTCTTTCGATTGAGGTTTCTGTATCTTCATATTCTTTAGCCATTGCAATCTCTAAATTTTCTAAAGCATCTTGAACTCCAAAAATAGCTTCCTGCTTTTCTCTTTCAGTAGCTCCACTATCTTTATTAACCTCATTTAAATTCTTAATGGCATCTTCATAATCCCATGTTGCTTCTGTAACTGACTGATTTAAATTGTAATATTTATGAATAGCTTCAATCAGATCTTCTGTGGATTTAGTAGCCTCTTCCGTTCTTTTTACAAGCATTTTTTCAGCTTCTTCAAGATTATTTGTCGCTATTCTTCCCTGATGCATTGCAGTTTTTACTGCTGTTATCTGACCTGCCCAGTTTTTCATTCGTGCTTCATCCACTAGCTTGCCAAGAGCATGGTTATATTGTTCAAGTTCTATTTTTCCGTTTTTGTAGCTATCCTCTAGGTCCATTGCTTTATCTATAAGTTCTGGATATGCTGCTCCCAGATTCCGAATGCTGCTAAGCAGTTCCAAATTTTGCTCGTATAATTCTTTTGGTTCTATTTCAGCGTTTACTGCCGCAAGATCTTTTGCCGCTCTCTCATAGTTTTTTATTCCTTTTTCCAGTTCATATATTGTTTGATTTAGTTTGTCAGTATTATCACTTGCATACTTGGCACTATCACCAGTCAAAAATATAGTTCCTGCTACTGCTCCTGCAGTTGCCCCAATTGCACCTGCAGTTCCAAAGAATCCAGCAGTCTTTAAAAGAATATAGGCATCCTTTAAAGCAATTATAGCTTTAGTAAATCCGCTAATAGCCCATATTGCAGGACCAGTTACAGCTGTTATCAATGCAATGTTGGTAACCAACTTCTTTGTAGGATCATCCAAATTCTTGAATTTAGTTATCATATTATTAGCTACATCAAGTACTTTTGATATTGAAGGCAGGAGTAATTCCCCAAAACTTATTGCTGTTTCTTTGACCTGGTCTTTTAAAATACGAAGCTGATTTGCAGGACTTTCCATTGTCCTTGCGAGATCCCCCTGAGCTTTTGATGTCTGCTCCATTATGGTTTTATATCTTGCCAGAACCTTTTCCTGTTCTGTCATTGTTTCACCAGACTTAATGATCCCTTCTTTTAATGCAGTCTGTTGAATTGCAGTTTCATTAACAACAATACCGAGCCTTTTAAGTGGTTCAATCTCGCCTGTAATTCCAGCCTGTAATTTCTGAAATGCCTCTTCAACATCAAGGTTATAAAAAGATGCCATATCATAAGCCAGCTGTGTTAGTCCGGTTGCCATATCATAAGCAGCTTGCTTTCCAATACCCATACTGTCAAACATTACATTGAAAGTGCCGACAGTTTTCCTTATTTCATACTGGTTAAGCCCGAGACTATTAGATAATTCTTCGCTCCATTTCCGGGCATCTTCAGCCATATTACCCATTGATACTTCAAAGAGATTTTCGCTTTCAACTGCATCCATTGCCAATTTGCCAAAAGCAACACCGATTCCCATAATTGGCAATGTAAGCCCAATGGTCATGGCTTTTCCGGCTTTACCCATCTGGTCAGCTATATAATTTATATTTTTATTCTGCTTTGTAAGCAGCTTATCGGTATCTTGAAGTGATTTTTTAAGTTCAGTATTATTGCCGACTATGCTTACAACCAGGCGTCCAATTACACTCATCTTTTATCCTTATTTGGCCTTTTGATTCTATCTCCGTATAATCTATTAAATTTCTTTAAATTGGGTTTATCTGAAATACTGTTTGCAATGTTTTTTGTATTTTTTTTGTGTTTTCCCGATAATGCTTCTGCGATCTTGTTAACAAGTATTACTGCCTTGATATTTTCAAACTCAATTCCGTAATCATAAAGCATTACCAGCTGCTCTAGTGAAAGGCTGTCCAGAATATAATCCAGGCTATAACCCGTCATGAAAATTACCTGAGAAATTATCCTGCCAAGTTCTATTTCTCTTGACTGGCTTTTTTTTTATTCTTATCCTCTGCCGGTCTGTTTATCGGCTCAAGAACAAAATCCATAAATTCAGTAAGCTGTTCAAAATGAGTATTGTCAAGAAGCCATTCCGGGGTAATATCTGGATCTGTTACCTGGCATATCTTTGCAACAATTTCAAGACTTTTTGTCTGCATTGTCTCAGTATTCATTTTGAGAAAATTGTCACGGAATTGTGCAATTTCAAGTGATATCCGGGACGGTATTTTTGAAACGTCAATTTCCCGTCCCGACAACTTGGCTATTCTCTGAGGGGGCAGTATTTTATCAAAATCTTTAAAAATCTTGTTTTCCATAATTCTCCTATGAACTTATTTCATCATCCTGCTCTGAGTATATTTCAAATAACTGGTCCCCTACTGCTCTTGAAGTGTCCTTAACACCTTTGAGTTCAATCGGTATCATGTTGGGATCATCTGCCTCATCAGAGTTGAAGGGTATCTCTATCCCTCTTATTGATGTAACCTTATAAAGAGTTATTCTGAATATATTACCGTCTTCATCCTCATTTGTGACTTTTACCTGAATAGGTACCTGGCTTGTTTTGCCTCCGCTCTTTAAAGTTTTGGAAACTCCTGCGCTCTCTGAAAAAGTATCAAGCCCACCTCTTAAATCAGATAGCTTCTCAAGGTCAATCTCCATCAAATCCCCTGCAATAGTTGCTATCTGATTTTTGATGCCCTGCTTTACTGTCCCGGCATTATCGGACTTGACTTCCACTTCCTCCCAGCTTTCTGTAAATCTGATATTTCTCATAGCACCAAGGTCAATCCATGAAACACCGCTGTCTTTTGAATATTCAAGTTTCCCTGAGCCGAACTGTATTGATTGTGCATTCTGCACCGCTGTTTGTGCACACATATTTATTCTCCTTTATAGATTATTTTGAATTCTGAAACGATATGAAAAATTCCTGTTTCTTCTTCATACAGGTCAAATTCATTTATAAAAACTGCATTGATTATCTTCACGCTTCCCCATGTTCCCTTTTCACGAATAAGCGTTGTCCTTATCAGATTTGCTATTTCCCTTGCACCTGCATAAGTACTCGCCCAGCTGTCAAACTGAAAATAAGGAAATGCCACATCCAGATCAGAATGTCTCTGTCCTGTAATCTTGAAAAATGTGACTGCCGGATATACCGGATTCTGGGGCAGTTTTAGAATATAAATTCTATCCGATACAAGCCCTGCAAGTGTTGTATTTGAAAGCAGCTTGCTTCTTATCGCTTCTTCTATCATTTCAAACCTGCCTTGTTTACCACTTCCTTAATTGCGCTCTCTACTAATTCTTTAACCTCTTTATGGGATGACTGGTATGCAGGACGCAGGAAAGGTCTTGCACTCATTTTTGTTGTTCCAAACTCTATAAGATGTGCATGCGGAGCTACTTTCCTGTCTACTGCAGCAATTGAAACCAGTGGCATGAAATCGTTATAAGGCATATCTTTTACAACCATTGAACGGGCTAGTCTTCCTGTTTTAGGTTTTGTCTTTCTTTCTATGTATGAAGTTGCTTTCTGTGCAACAATTTCAGCTCCTTTATGAAGTGCAGGCTGAAGTCTGTCTTTTATTTCTTTGCTGAATTTATCAATTGCAAGCCTTACTTCTTCAACTCCTTCAATTTTTATTGAATAAACCATTACAACACCTCTTTTACAAGAAGAACACTTTCAATGTTTTTTTCCTGATAATTCATAACTGCTTCAATATTAAAGATGCGGGACCCGAATTTTACCCGCATTTTTGGAGTTATGCCTGGCAGATATCTTATCCTTATTTTTCCCGTAACCTCGCTGTTTACCTGCCTTGAGCTCCAGTATTCTTTTCCAGAAAGAGGAATAATTTCAGCCCAGACAGTTGCAAAAGTTGTCCAGGATGTAGTTATCTCTCCAAGGCTGTTAATAGTTTCTGCAGGCTTTTCAATTAATACTTTGTGTCTTAATGCTCCTGCTTCCATTACCAGCCCCAGATCCTGTAAGGGTATAGCAAAGCATCAACGCCAAATGGCAGGCTCTTAGGAATATGTCCTTTTGAAAGTAAGTCTTCCCTGTTTTCATAAAAGCTTCCGATTAGAAGAAGTAATGCATGCTTTATCGCATCCGGTATGATAAGGCTTGCATCCGTTCCGTCTGTCTTATAACCTGCAACAAATCTTATTCTTACTGCACCCACCGGATAAGGCGTAAATGAAGGAAATACTTCCCCGTAAGCAGGTATAATTTTTGCAGGCTCGCTGTTATAGAATATATAGTTGGATGATTCCCATGTAGTCTCTATACCATCACTGTCTCTATACTTTATGCTCGTAATGCTTTCAACAGGAGGCATAGGAAGTATGATTTCTTCTTCAGGAAAATCATCAAGAGCCATTTCAAATACCTGAGAAGCAAGAGAACGCCTTGTTATGCTTTCTGCACTTTGCCTTGCAGCTTTTATAATTGCACTTATTAGGCTGTCATCATCAGTTGAGGTTATTCTCAAATGATTTTTTGCTTCTGTAAGACTTATCGGTTCTGCTGCAGCTGCAGTAATTAACTTTAAATTCATTTACGCTTCTTCCTTGTTTCTTTTGCTGTTATAACTGCTTTTTCCGCTATATCTGTACTAGCCTGCTTGACAGGCTCGCCCAGAACATTCATTTTGCTGAGGCAGTCAATCATAGTCGGGGAAATGTCTATTACTTCACCTTTGAACTTTTTGGCTCCCTTATAGATAAATTCATTTTTTACATAAAATTTCATAAAATCACCTTTTAAAAACAGGGGTGGAATAACCACCCCTAATGAGTAATGAATTATCTATTAGCTGGAAGTTGCAGGCACGTCCAGTGTTATAAATGGACTTACCTGGGTAACTCCATCCCTTAGTGTTACCGGTTTAGTCAGCCAGGGCTTTCCGTCAACATTCCAGAAAGCTTTGATAACTGTTTTGTTGTTTGTAAAGTAAACATGCGGTGAAGCATCAATTGCTATCCCGTAACCGTCTTTAATCAGATAGTATGAAAAGTCAGCAAGCAGCAAATCACCTTTTGTGCCAAGTACCGGATTAAAGTCCGAGAACAATACCGGTATGCCAAGCAATGTTCCGGTTATTCCTGCTCTTGCATCAGGCTGAAATGCCAGGTTCGGAGCATCACTGTCAGCAGCTTCAAAATCTTTCATCTTCATGATTTCAGGAATTGCACTTACTGAAGCTACAAAAACATAATTGCCTCCGGCCAGTTTTTTGCCATACATGTTGACTATGTCGGAATAGGTTATTTTGTTGGCAATTGACCTGTTTACTTCAATTGTTGAAGTATGACTGATTATTCCGGTAGGCCTTGTTGTAGGATTAGCGCCTGCGATAAATTCAGATTCCTCAGCTGCTATTATTGCGCCTCTGAATAGTTTTCTAACAAGTGCATCAACTGCAGGTGCATTTCTAAGCAGTTTATCAGTTACAATGATATGGCCGGCAACTTCTTTAGGCTCAAGAGATATTTCCTTAAAAGCAGTGCTTTTTTCCGGTTTATCTGCACCTTCAGTTATCCAGCTTACATCAACACCACCGTAAAGGTCTTTTGCATTTCCACCTGTCTGGTCAAGTGTTGGCATATTTACTCCCTGGTCAGGTAAATCTCCTGCAGGTATTACTGTTGCTCTTGGTCTTACAATAGCTTCCCCTGCTTCAACCATTCTGATTTCAGACAGATAAGCATCCGGCACAAGATAGCCACCGCTTGCCGGAGTTTTTACTTCAAGAGCTCTACTGGAAAGCCTCTCATCACCAGGGTTAAATCTGACTGTATAGATAAATTCACCCAAGCTTCTGAATTCCCCTTTATCAGCTTCCTGCCTGATTGCAGGTTTTACTGTTTGCGGATCAGGTTCGCTAAGATATTTCCTTACATCGGTAATTGCCGCTGCCCTGGCCTCTTCTTTATCGTATTTCTCTTTGGCCTCCCTGAACTCAACATAAAGCTCGTCAAATCTCTTAAACTCCTCATCAGTTTTGACCTCTTTGGATTCTATAGCCTGCATTTCGGCAGCTATATTCCTTATTTTTTCCTGAAAATTCATTTTAATTCTCCTTTAACGACATCTAATTTAATTTCTAATAGTTTTGCCTTACGCTCCTGCGACTTGGCA